ATATCGTGTGCCGGTTTGTCCCGTGTGCGGATCTGAGACGGACACGATTTTGCGAGATATGGATAGCGTTATCGTTGGGTGTCCAGAGTGTGTGGAAGCGGTTGATGCATGGGCATTAGAAAGAGAGGTTGTTGATGAAATTTAAGGTAGGCGACAAGGTGCGCGTGAAAGATAGTTCGAAAGTATTACATTCTCAGTACAGAGGAAGAGTTGGCAAAATTACTGCTGTTGCTCTTTTTGATGTTGATGAGCACGGATATGAGGTCGATTTTGCTCCGGGATATTATTTCTTTGCAGATAGTCTTGAGCATTATGACGCAGAGCGAGATGCCGATATGGAATATAAAGTCGGCGATCGTGTTATTGCGGTTGATAATATCGGTAAGCATCCGAATGGTTCACGTGGAATTATTACTGCTATTTATAAGACCCCGCCACAAAACGATGAATTTGATTATCGTGTCAAATATGACGATGATGATGCCTACAACCTATGGAGCAAAATCGTATCTCTTGAATCGGGCAGTATTTCTGCGGCCACATCTGAAACGCCTGTCGTTGCACCGCTCGTGCATGGCAAGGAGTCGGTACTGGAAAGCAAAATGGAATATCCGTCGATCGTAATTACTTGCAAAGGCCAAAAAACAAAAGCGGTTCTCAAACGTGGCGATGAAGTTTTGAGACGCGCGACGGCAAGTTGCCATCTGGAAGATGATTTTGACCAGTACGTTGGTGCGAGTATTGCGCTTGGTAGACTGTTTGGCCGACCGGTTGATATGGATGCTTATGAGCGTACTGAGCACTCCGATATGTCTAAGCCGTTCGAAGGCAAGGCTGTGTGCGTGGAGAAAAATGAGTCATGCCCCATTTCTAAGCGTTTTACCATTGGCAAGGTATATGAGTTTAGCAACGAGTACGTTGTTGGCGACAACGGGGTTTGTTATGCTGCGGCATCAACGATGGATGAAAACTGGTTTGTCTTGGGTGCAAAATTTATTCCGTTTACTGGCGTGAGTCCTACTGCGACACGGTACGAAGGCACAATCGTTTGCGTAGATTCTAATGCGAAAATGTTCACGCCCGGCAAAGCCTATAAAGTCAATGATGGTTGCGTCTACAATGATGCTGGAGTCCTGACGATTAAGGTTGATAGCGATAATATTGATGGCCTTAACGATGAGTTCGATGTCATCGGTGCGCGGTTTGTGGAGTTGGTGCAATCGTGAATATCTTTGATGCAATCGAGCTGGCTGAAGCGCACCTGTATAACGTAACGCATTCTGAAAACGCGGTTCCGGCAGAAGCGGAATTTTACTCGTTGTGCGTCAAGGCTCTGGAGGAATACCGTTGGCGTTACGAGTAACGAAAAGCCAGAAACGCTTTTCGCGTTTCGATCTGATGATATTGGCAAGACGGTATTCTTGAGCGACCCGGATGAAATGGGGTGATTTAAGTGGGAGATTGTATTGATCTGTGTTCGTTGTGTGTCTATGGTTCTCCGAGCAGCTTGAATGGTGGTTGTTGCATTTGCCCGGCTGTTGGACGTGATGTGGTGAATGAATATGACATAATCCGGTCTATGAGCGACGGAGAAATGAAGGACTGGATCCGTTCACTGTGGGACGTTGCGTCGCACATGGGTATGCTCAGAGCTAATGAAATTCAGGAAGCCACGCAGAAGGTTGTTGATGAAACGATAAAGCGGCGAGAAGAGTACATGAGTAAGACGTCTAAGTTGTTTATTGATGATGACATGGAGGAATGGACAGGTGGATGAGAGAAATCTTGTTGCGGTAAGCATTAAGCATACGATTTTTGGTTGGAAGTTTGGGATGCCGTGTTGGCTGTGGGGACGTAGGACAGAGAACGATGAAAAACGGTCGTTCAGTGGCTACACGCAGTATCCTAACGTTGCTGAAGTGTATTCGCTTAAAGAATGGCAAGAAAGTGGATACGGCGCAGGCGATGTGTGCCCGGCCTATAAGAGAGAACTGTGCGATTGCGATTTGCCGACAAATGAAAAAGTTGAACAGGCTATTCGAGTGCTGCGCGGTGGAGGTGTGGACTGATGGTTTACAGGGTATTTGTTACAAAAGAAGTTGTTGTTGACGCTGACTCTTGGGAAGAAGCCTGCGAAGTAGCCTTGGATGAAGATTTCAAAGCAATTCAGGTTGACGAATATCTTGACGATGAGCGGAACTTGGAGGTTAGTCATGAGGC